GACGAACAATTTGCAATGGGTTTCCGAATGTTGATTGAAGGAAATGAGTGGATGGTGTCAGTTATGCACGCACTACCCATTTCTGTTTTGACAGAGGAAGGAAATCACCGTTATGTATGTAAAACGCAAAATCGGTCTGTGAAATTCATAGATGTGGTTGATGGTAAACGTTCCCCGAAATTTGTGGATGATGTCATAGCTTGGCCGATGAAGCCGAACTGGACAGATATTCCTTCACTCTCGTATGAGCAAATGATAGGAGACGGGATTACGTACAACGTGAATATTTATGGGTTTATGGAAGACCGTTGGAAAGTTTCATTCGGCGTAGCCCGAAAAGAAAGTGATGAGAGGGGAGGTGTTCGATACACCGCCTCAACTCTCCCAGGATTTTCAGGCGCCCCTGTTTTGAAAGCCGGCACCAATGTTGTGTTGGCGGTTCATCAGGATAAGAACAGTGAAAAAGAAAATGAGGGTTGTACTCTGTTTTGGATACAAAAATTGTGCTCGACGCGGGTGATCGATGAGGTCATCCCGAAAGAAGACGTGGAGGATCTTTGTCAATACATTGAGAAAACTGTTGAGAATGAAAAAGAGAGAAAAGAAGCCATAGACTTTGTTCGGAAGAACGTTTCTGTTGGTGAAAATTCTCAGTTCTCGGCATTGGAATATCAGCGTAAGAAGACAGATAAGATTGAATTCCGTCAGATGCGTCAGGATGCAGGTTTTGTGATAACTCGGAGGGGAAAGGATCAGGTTTCACGTATTCCGGTAGTAGCGCGAGATTATTACACCCAAAAAGGTATTGATCGCGCGAGAAAGGAAGACGAGTTGGTGGCTCGTAAGGTCGAAGAAAACATTGCTAAACAGGATGAGAAACAACAAAACGTTATGCTTGATTTGAAGAAAATCCGGTTGGCGAAAGCTGATGTGATTGGACGGATCGTGCAAAATGAATTGGACACTCAAAGTCTGTTGTATACATTGTCACAAAGACGTTACGATGCGAAACAC